GGTCATCGTTGACAGCACTGACGATAAAGACGGCTAGGGTCTTCAAGCCACTCCTGGAGCCGGCCAGGTACAAGGGCGCCCATGGCGGCAGAGGCTCCGGAAAGTCCCACTTCTTTGCCGAGCTAGGCGTAGAGGACAATCTCACAAAGCCAGGAACCAGAGGGATATGCATACGGCAGGTGCAGAAGTCGCTGGCGGAATCGGCCAAGCTGTTGATCGAGGACAAAATCCAGGAAAACGGCCTCGGCGGCTACTTTGACATTCAGCGCGATGTGATCCGCTCACCCGGCGACGGCATGATAGCCTTCAAGGGTATGAACGACTTCACGGCGGATAGCATCAAGTCCCTGGAGGCCTTCGACTGGGCATGGTGGGAAGAGGCCCAGGGCGCGACAGCTTGGTCTCTGGAGCTTTTCAGGCCGACCTTCCGCAAAGAGCCCAGCAAGCTCTGGCCGGCAGGCAGTGAAATGCGCTTTAGCTGGAACCCCACGTCCGCCGATGACCCAGTGGATGACCTTCTGCGCGGTCCTGAGCCGCCCCCAGGGGCTATCGTGGTGGCGTCCAACTGGCGCGATAACCCTTGGTTTCCAGGCTCTTTGCATGAAGAGCGCCTATACGACCTGAAGCACAAGCCCGACCGCTACGGCCATATCTGGGACGGTGAGTACGAACCCCAGGCCGCCGGAGCGCTCTGGACCCGTCTGGTCTTCCACAGGTACCGCAAGGAAGAGGCCCCGCCGCTCAAGCGGATCGTGGTCGCCATCGATCCACAGGGCAAGACAGGCGTGGAAACCAGCGAAACCGGCATAGTGGCTGCGGGTTACGGGGAGGACGGTCGTGGCTACATCCTGGCCGACGAGAGCGGCGATTACCGGCCCGAGCAGTGGGCGCGGCGGGCTGCATCGCTCTATGACATGCTTGAAGCCGATAGCGTTATATGCGAGACCAACTATGGCGGCGACATGGTGAGAGCAACCATGCTGGCAGTAAGGGGCGATATCCCAGTGACCGAAGTCAGGGCAACGCGCGGCAAGCACATAAGGGCAGAGCCCATCGCCGCCCTGTACGAAATGGGCAATATCAGTCACGTAGGCGCCTATCCTGAGCTAGAGGGTCAGTTCTGCCTCATGACGCCAGTGGGCTTTGAGGGCAGCAACTCGCCGGACCGTGTGGATGCAGCCGTCTGGGCATTGACCGAGCTATTCGGCGACCTCACGACCAAGACAGCGCCGCAGATATCCAGGGAATTCGCGCCGAAGCCGCAGGGCGCATGCGGGTGGATGGCATGACGTCAGTATCTACGGTTGCTGAATCCTGGTCTGAGCAAGAACCCACGGTTGCTGAAAGTGCCGGATATCACGGGGCTGTAACGAATACATTCCTAAAAGGGCCACGAAATGCCTGATCTAAGCCGTATGCGCGCCGTCTCGGATGCCGACTTCTTCGCCCGTTTGGCCATGGAAGAGATCCGGGAGAACTACGGTGTTGGTGCTGTCTTCCGTGAGCGCAGCGTGCAGAAGTTCGGCCGCACAGAGAATGCGGATAATGGCGTGGCGACGACTGTTGCGATCTTCCCCGGCACGACGGTCAATGAGACCTACGTCAGCACCAACGCCATTGACTCCATATCCTCCGACGATGACGGCGACGACCAGACGCTGACAGTTGCGGGCCACACGATATCGGGCTCCGGCGCCGACGCGAAGTTCACCTACCTGTCCCAGGCAGTGACGCTCAACGGCCAGACCAGGGTTGCCTTGAGCACGCCTTTGGCCAGGGTCGAGCGGGTCAAGAAGGGGCCCGGCGTCACGTCCTTCTCGGGTACGGTCTACATCTACGAGAACACGGCCATCACGGCCGGCGTGCCTGACGACACCACCAAGGCGCATATCTGCGCGACGGCGGCGGCCCAGCAGAGCGAGAAAGCGGCTATCACGATTGCCAATGAGGACTTCGGGGTATTGACGGGCTGGTACTGCGGGACGGATCGGGCGGCGGCTTCAGTCAATGTAGATGCCGTTCTTCAGGTCATGGACCCGGGCGGGTCGTTTAGGGTTCAGCATCAAATGCCGCTGCGCTCGGATTCCCAGGGCTTTATCCATTATCCCTTCCGGCCCTATCTGGTCGTGACCAGGAATAGCGATATCCGCGTCCAGGCGACCGCGACGGCCAACGACACCAATATCGTGGCGGGCTTCTCCGCCATGTATGCCATGAATGAGGCGCTTGCTTGATGGCTGAATACGAAGGCGGCGAAGACTACGAGCCCAAAGAGGGCGACACCTCTCACGAATACCACGCCCAGGTCCGCGACGAATATCTCATGGATATCGAGTTCGCCCGGGACAACAGCGACCTGGCGCTTGACGATCTGCGCTTCTGGGCGGCCGATCAGTGGGACGAGCGAGTACGGGAGTGGCGCGAGAGCAGCCAGCGGCCCTGCTTGACCTTCGACCATATCAGCCAGCACATCCGGCAAGTGACTGGCGACATCCGCCTCAACAAGCCTGGGATCAAGGTCCTGCCTGTGGATGACGGTGCCGATCCTCAGGGCGCCCGGCTGCGCAGTGGGTTGATCCGGGGTATCGAGCAGCAATCCCAGGCCACGCATGCCTATGTGATCGGCGGCAGTCACGCGACGGCTTGCGGCATCGGTCACTGGCGGATCGAGACCGACTACAGCCACCCGATGAGCTTCGACCTGGATATCAGGATCACGCCCATCTACAACCCGCTGTCCGTGGTTTGGGACCGGACGGCCAAGCATCCCGCGCGCATCGACGCCAAGCACTGCTATGTGCTGACCAAATACACCAAGGGCGCCTTCCGTGAGCGCTGGCCCAAGGCCGATATGTCCACCTTCGAGGGCGACGTAGCCTCGGAATGGCGCGAAAATTGGGTCATAGACGACCAGATCGTGGTGGCCGAATACTGGTGCAAGAAGGAATCCGAGCTTGAGCTCTGGCAGCTTGCCGATGGTTCCGTGATCGCGCCGGACCACCTGGATGAGGAAGAGCGCGACCGGCTCATGGACCTCCATGCCAAGCTCGTAACCGCGCAGGGCGGCAGGCGGGAGCCTGAGAAGCGCAAGACGACAATTGCCCGTGTCGAGCGCCGGCTCATGAGCGGGGCCGAATTCCTGCCCGATGAGAACGGGGATTTGGTCTACACCTGGTACACGGACGATATTCCCATCGTGGCGGTGACGGGCGAAGAGATCCACGCCGGCGAGGAATTGTTCCGGCGCGGCATGGTGCGCACTGCCAAGGACCCGCAACGCATGATCAACGCTTTGGGGACCTCTGCGGTCGAGACCTATACGACATCGCCGCGCCCGCCTTGGATTGCGACCAAGAAGCAAATCGCCGGGCATGAGAAGTTTTGGGAAACGGCCAACATCGAGAACCACTCAGTGTTGCCGTACAATATCGACCAGAATGCCCCTCCGCCTACGCGGTCTCAGCCGCCGCAGCTTGACGGCGCTGCGCTGCAGTTGAAGGCCGAATCCAAACTCGACCTGGAGGCTGCCACGGGGCTTAGCGCCGCCGGCAGCCTCGGGCAGGAAGGCCTGGAGATATCCGGCAAGGCGATCCTGGCCCGCGAGCGGCAGGGCGACGTGGGGACTTTCATCTTCCTGGACAACCTGGCGCTGTCGATCGGCGCCACCGGCCGGCAGCTACTGAAGCTCATTCCCAAGATCTACGACGGCGAGCGGGTGGTGCGTATCCTGGGCGAGGATGAGGTTGAGGAAATCACCCGCGTCAATGAGATGGATCAAAACGACGACGTGCTGAACGACCTGACCTCGGGCCGCTACGATTACACGGTGCAGACCGGCAAGAGCTTCTCGACGCGCCGCCAGGAGACGGCTGAGTTCATGCTGGAAGCCATGAAGATCAACCCCATGGATATGCCTTTGATCGCGCCGGAATTGTTCAAGAGCCTAGATAGCCCGGGAGCCGAGAAGTTGGCCGAGTACTATCGCAAGAAACTGATCGGCATGGGCTTGGAAGAGCCCGACCCGGACAAGGGCGAGCAGCCCCCGGGGCCGCCGCCGCCGTCGCCGGAAATGGTTGAGGCCGAGACCAATCGCGCCGAGACCATGGCCGATATCGAGAAGACCAAGGCGGAGACCAGAGGCAAGGAGCTTGAGAACGCGCAGGCCGCCCTGGAATTGGCCATGAAGAACGGCTCCATGCAACAAATGGTCAAGCAAGCAGCCGGCGAAGCGCTGCAGGCATTTATCAACAGGCAGAACGGGCAGGGATTTTAACCACTTGACAACCATTAAGGGATTATAAGATGCTTCCAGAGGAAGATACCGGCATTGTTAATCTCGATGCCGAGACGGTCGAAGAAGCCGAAGAAGCGACCGCTTCGGAAGAAACCACCGCCGAGGAAGGCGAGGGCGAAGAGGAAGCGAAGGCCGAGGTTGAAGAGGGCTCGGATGGCGAGGCAGAAGAAGCCGAATCTGAAAAGCCCGGTGAAGAGCAGAGCGCCCGCTTCAAGGAATTAGCCTACCGCCGCCGCGTTATCGAACGTGAGGCGAGAGAAGTGCGTGAGGGAACCCGGCAATTAGCCGAGAGGCTGGCCGTCCTGGAAGCCAAGGACAAGCCGCCTAAACAGCCGGATCAGGCTAGACCTCCAAAGCAGGAAGACTACGACGACTGGCAGAAGTTCAGTGACGCTTTGGTCGATTACAAGTTCGACCAGAGAATGGCCGAGATGAACCAGCAGACTGCGGTTCAGCAACGCCAGGCGAAGGCCGAACAAGCACAGGCCGCCGCCGTTACGAAAGCCCAAAGCCTTGCCGAACAAGGGCGAGAAGCTTTCGAGGACTTCGATGAAGTCGTTTTCGAGACCGAGTGGCCACAGACCGACACCATGGTCGCGGCTATCTTGGAATCGGACCTGGGCGAGAAGGTCTCCTACTATCTGGCCTCCAATCCCAAGGAAGCTGAGAAGATCAGCCGTATGTCTCCTGTCAAGCAGGCCAAGGCCATTGGCGCCTTGGAGGGTACGCTTTCAGCGCCGCCCAAGAAGAAGGTGACGAAAGCGAAGGCGCCGGTGAAAGCCGCCGGTGGGGACAGCGCCGGTTCTCGTAAACTCTCTTACGAGGAAATCGACAAGCTGCCCCTGGAAGAGTTCAACAGGCTGCGCCGAGAAGGAAAGATCTAGCGCAGCACGAATGTAACGGCCCGTCGTGAGACGCGCCTATTCCCAGACCAGGTTCCTAGGACCTGGCAGAAGGAGACGAGTAAATGGCTAATACGATTCTCACGCCTACCATGATCACGCGGGAGGCACACCGGATTTTGCACCAGGAGTGCAATTTCGTCGGCACCCTCAATCGGCAGTACGACGACCGTTACGCCCGCAGTGGCGCAAAGATCGGAGATATTCTGCAGATCAGGCTGCCGAACGAATACACGGTGACGGACGGTGCCACGCTGGATGTCCAGGACACCGTCGAGACCAAGGTCGATCTGCAGGTCTCGACGCAAAAGCACGTGGCCATGAAATTCACCTCTGCGGAACTCACCCTCGATCTTCAGGACTTCTCTGACAGGATCATCAAGCCGGCGGTTTCGGTTCTGGCGGCCAAGATCGAAGCCGATGCCATGACCATGTACAAGGATGTCTACAACGAGATTTCCGACGTGGGCGCCACGGCGACCAAGACCCTGGTCCTAAAGACCAGCCAGAAGCTGACCGACAGCCTGGCCCCTACGGGCAGCGACCGCTGCATCAACCTCAACACACTCGACAACCTCAACATGGTCGATTCGCTGACCGGCCTCTTCAACCCCAACGCCAACATTTCCAAGCAGTTCCGTGAGGGCATGGTGGCAAATCAGTTCCTCGGCTATGGGATGGTCTACGAGAATACCCTCTGGCCGACGCATACTACGGGCACCGACGACGGCACCGGGGACTATCTGGTCAACATGACCGCCGGGGCCTTCAGCCAAGGCCAGGCCGCGCTGACCGTCGATGGCGGCGCCGGTACCTGGAGCAAGGGCGACATCTTCTATATGTCGAACGTCTTCCGGGTCCATCCCGAGAGCAAGGACTCCACCGGGCTCCTGCAGCCCTTCGTGGTTACGGCCGATGTCAGCGCCAGCGCAACATCCATTGCTTTCTCACCGGCCATGCATACGACCGGTGGGCGGCAGAACATTACAGCCTTTCCGGCCAACAACACGCCGCTCGACAAATTCGAGAGCGACGTTAACGAAGGCACGGTCGGCACCGGCACGGCCATCGGCAATGCCGCCGATTACCGGATCAGCA